CAGAGGCACGCAGATAACCAGTCTGCCGGACAACCTAACCGTAGGCGGATGGCTCGACCTCAGAGGCACGCAGATAACCAGTCTGCCGGATAACCTAACCGTAGGCGGGGGGCTCGACCTCAGCGGCACGCAGATAAGAGACAAGCGAAAAAGACAGTGGAAAGTCAAGAGGTTGAACGATGGAGAGTATAAGCCCGGCAAATATCTGTATGCAGATGGCATTTTGACGCACATCAAATCCACCAAAAATGTCAGTGAATATACCCTCTATATCGGCAAAATCAAAGGGAGGAATGTGGTAGGAGATGGCAAAAACTATGCCCACTGCAGCAACTTCCGCGATGGCATCGCAGACTTAAAATTCAAGGAAGCCGCAGACCGTGGCGCAGACCAATTCCTCGGTATGGACATGGATAAGAAAATCCCGTTGGAGGACTGCAAGACAATGTATCGTATCATCACCGGTGCCTGCAGACAGGGGACAGAAGCATTTGCTGAGAGCCTTCACTCCGCCGGGAAGCTGCAAGACAGCTACACCATCCGAGAGATGATAGCGGTAACGAAAGGGCAGTACAACGCCGAGAGTTTCGCAAGATTTTGGGAGGAATGAGCATGAACCCATACGATATCCCGGATAGGCCCATCCCGAGCTGGGTGGATAACTACGATGATAAGCCGCACATCTGCCCGGAGTGCGGCTGCGAGATCAACGAGACCATTTACATTAAGGACGGAATGGTCATTGGCTGCGAAAACTGTGTTAAGCGGTTTGACGCCAGCGATACGGATGCTGACAGGTACTTTGAATAAGGAGGATAACATGGTTAAATTCAGACCGCTGCGAGCGGACGAGGTTGACCTGCGGGTTGACCGCTATACTTCGAGAGGGGCTGTTCTCCTATGCTACAAAGACGCGCGATGTGACATGCGCATTCTTGACGAGACGGTGGGCGCCGAAAACTGGCAGCGGGAGCATTACGAATGCAAGGGCAACCTTTTCTGTCGGGTGGGAATCCGAATTGATCCGCAGCATGACGAATGGGCATGGAAAGCTGACTGCGGAACCGAAAGCTACACCGAAAAGGAAAAGGGCGAAAGCTCCGACAGCTTTAAGCGCGCCTGCTTTAATTGGGGGATCGGTCGCGAGCTCTACACCAAAATCAACATTGTTGTCCCGATGAGGACGCAAAAGAACGCCAACGGAAAATATGAGCCTGCAGATAGCAATGACAAGTGGGCACGGTTCACGGTAGCGGAGATGGAAGTACACGGCGAACAGATTACATATCTGACGGTCGCAGACAAAAACGGCAACATCGTATTTAGTTTTGGTCAACCGGGCGATGCCGGAGAGGACATCACGGAAATCTGCGCTGACTGCGGGAAACCAATCGTCCCAATCACCAAACGAGACGGGTCTACATGGTATGTCCGGGAGATTGTCCCATACACCGAGAAAATGTTCGGACGGCATTTGTGCGGTCCGTGTATGAAAGCCGCAAAGGAGGCCGAAAAGAGGAATGAAAACAAGGCTCCGGTTTGATTCTGCCGACTGGACAAGAGACCGGAACGGTTACGGAATCACCCTGTATACCAAAGATGCCGCAGCCGCCCAGGCTTTCCTTGATGAGATGAAGCCAGGCAAGATGTACGCCGCCGAACTAAAGGAGCACCACGAGCGCAGGAGCCTTTCGGCCAACTCGTACCTGTGGGCACTCCTTGATGATCTGGCCTTTACCCTCTCCACCCAGGCGACCCCGCTAACTAAGGAGGAGCTGTACCGGAAGTACATTAAGGAGGTCGGCATCTGGAAGGATGTGCACAATATCGAGCCGGAAGCCGCCAAGACCGTCCGGACAGCGTGGGAAATGCTCGGTACTGGCTGGGTAACGGAACAGGTAGACTACGAGCCAGACGGTGACCATCTGGTGATCCGGCTGTACTACGGCAGCAGCGCCTACAACACCAAACAGATGTCCCGGCTGCTGGATGCCGTCATCGCAGACTGCAAAGAGCAAGGGATAGATGTTGCCACTCCGGCCGAGCTGGCCTTGCTAAAGGAGGAATGGGGAAAATGAAAAACGAATGGGGCGTAGAGCTTGACCGAAACGGATACGCTCCGAGCATCGTACAAGCCGATACTTCCCGATGCTTCCTATGCCAGCGCTCAGGCGTAAAGCTCGACCGCCATGAGATCTTCGGCAACGCCATGCGGAGCAAAAGCAAACGCATGGGGCTTTGGGTCTCCCTGTGCCACACGCCTTGCCATCTGAAACACGCACACGGCTGTGCAGAAGTGATGGATTGGCTGCACCGGCTGGGCGAGCAAGCCTGTATTGACAACTACGATTTTACGATCCCGATGTTCCGGGAGGAATTCTACACAAACTATTTGGAGGAAACAGATGAAGGTATTAGTGGCATGTGAGGAAAGCCAGGAGGTTTGCAAGGCTTTCCGGGCAAAGGGGCATGAAGCATATTCCTGCGACATACAGGAGCCGTCTGGCGGACATCCGGAGTGGCATATCCAACAAGATGTACTTCCTCTAATCAATGGTGATTGCGAGTTTGATACGGTCGATGGTAAACATCATATTATTAAGGGTGAATGGGATTTGTTGATTTGTCATCCACCTTGTACATATATGTCTAAAGCGGGAGCAAGATGGATGTACACAAAACCGGGCATAATCAATCATGAAAGACTTGCTCTTGCATTAAAGGCGAAAGAATTTTTTATGCAATTGGCTAATGCCAAATGCAAACATATTGCAATTGAAAATCCACGCCCACTTAAAGTTATTAAATTACCAAACCCATCTCAGGTTATTCAGCCTTATGAATATGGAGAGCCTTATTCTAAAGCCACGTTGTTGTGGAATAAAAATCTCCCCAATTTGATTCCTACTGAAATTTTAACTGAATATTCCCCTTGGATGCCGTCAAATACTGGCGCGTTTAGCCGGGGGGGTAAAGGAAGCCGCGGGGTGGCTCATAACGCGAAGATGGGGAGTAAAACATTTAAGGGCATCGCCAAAGCTATGGCAGACCAATGGGGATAACAGGAGGTTACATATGTTAAATAAAGCAATCCTTAATGGGCGGCTGACCAAGGCCCCCGAACTGAAGCAGACCAACAACGGTAAGAGCGTTTGCGGCTTTACCATCGCCGTAGACCGAAGCCGTGACCGGGAGAAAACAGACTTCATCCCCATCGTAGCATGGGGCAAGACCGCCGAATTCGTGAACCAGTGGTTCGGCAAGGGTGACCTTATCACCATTGTAGGCCGCATCGAAGTTCGCAACTACGAGGACAAGAACGGCAATAAGCGCATAGCCACAGAGGTTATCGCAGAGGAGGTTCTGTTTGGCGGCAGCAAATCTACCGGCAAGGCAGAGGAAAAGCCCGCAGAGAGCAAAAACGGCGGGTTTGAACAAATCGAGGACGAGAACGACCTCCCTTTTAATTAAGGGTTACGCTTCCCAGTAAAAAGCGACAGGAGGACAACCCATGAAGTACCTTAAAGTCTTTACAGACTTTGCAGATGCCATGGAGGAACTCGGAGATGCGGAGAGAGGGCGGCTGTTCACGGCTATGCTGAAATATGCAGAGACGGGCGCAGCCCCCGATTTCCGGGGAAACGAGCGTTTTATATGGCCGGTAGCAAAGTTGCAAATAGACCGGATGGCTGCTGAATGCGAAGGAAGAGCCAAAACAAGCAGGGAAAACGGTTCCAAGGGCGGTAGGCCGAAGAAAACCCAAGGTAACCCAAAAAACCCAGCGGGTTTTTCTAAAACCCAGAAAAGCCAAGACAAAGACAATGACAAAGACAAAGACAAAGAAAATATTCCCTCCGGGAATAATACCCCCCCTACCCCCCCAAGGGGGCGTGTGGATGTCCCGGAAGCCTTGATGGAGAACTGGAACGGCTTTTGTGAGATGCGCAAGAAAATCAAAAAGCCCCTCACTGATCGGGCCGCAAAGATGATCCTGAATGAGCTGGAACGGCTGGCACCGGGGGACAACCACACCAAGGGACTTATTCTCGATCAGAGCGTTAAGCGCTGCTGGCAGGATGTTTACCCGTTGAAAGGCGCCAAGTCTGCTGGTGGGACCGACAATGTATTTTTGCAGATGCTGCAGGAGGAGGGACAACATGAACCGTACTGAAACATTGGCTGTTATGTCCATCCTCAAGGCCGCTTATCCAGCGTACTACAGGGACATGAAACGGCAGGATGCGGAAGCGGTGGTAAATCTGTGGGCGGAGATGCTGGCAGACTACCCGGCTGACCTTGTAGCGGCTGCGGTTAAGTCCCACATCGCCAGCGACCGCAAGGGGTTCCCTCCACACATCGGGGCTATCATAGCCGCTATTGGGGAGATCAGCAGACCGGCGGAACTCTCCGAGGGGGAAGCATGGGCGCTGATTGCAAAGGCCCTGCGGAACAGCGGCTACAACAGCGAGAAAGAGTTTGCAGCCCTGCCGGAGAACCTACAACGGTTGGTAGGACACCCCTCCCAGCTGCGGGAATGGGCCAGCATGGACACCGGGACAGTGCAGAGCGTGGTGCAGTCCAACTTTATGCGCAGCTACCGGGCAAGGCAGGAGAGCGAGCGCAAAATGCAAGCCCTGCCTGCAGATATCCGGGCAAAGCTGGCCGGTATGGCAGATGTAAAGCAGCTGCCCGGCTATGACCTGGCGCTGGCGGAGCGGATGATGGAGGAGAATGTGTGAAAATAACAATTCCCGAAATCCCGCCATCGCTGAACAAGTACGCTGGTCGGGCAAATACCTGGGACTACCGGGCAGAAAAGCAGCGGTGGATTGGCCTGATGCGAGCGTACTGCAAAAAGCAAAAGCCGATGGACAAGGCCATAGTGACCATCACCTACTACTTTCCCACACGCCATCGGCACGACCCTGACAATTACAATGGCAAGATGCTGATGGATGGCCTGACCGACCGAGGCGTGATTGCAGACGACAGCTTTGACCATGTAGAACTGCGGCTGCGTGGGGCATATGACCCCAAAAACCCAAGAACAGAAATTGACATAGAGGAGGTACCCTGATGGGACAGAAGGATGTAGAGCGGGAGAAGCCGCTTTTTGAGGGACAAAGTGCCGAGGAATTTATCAAGCGCTGGAACGCTATCACCAAAGCCATAAAAATGCGCGCAGAGATGGCCGAGCAGGAAAAGGTGGTGAGTTATGATGTCATACGATAAAGCGTCTCCTAACGCCAAAATCGGCTGTTCTAATTCAAATGACCCGGAGTTCCTGGAGCAGCTGGTGCGGGAGGGCAAGACCAACAGGGAGATTTCCTTAATTCTCGATCTTGATTACGGCTATGTGGCCCAAATCTTGTCTCGCTATGGAATCAAGAGAGACACCAACCGGCCATGTAAGAGATGCGGAGGGCCGATAGGCAGCACCAACCCCAGGCAGCTGTATTGCAAGGAGTGCCAAAAGGCCATGGACAGCATCCGGGCCCGCAAAAGCAGTATGAAAAAAGCCGAGCCGAAGAAATGCGAATACTGCGGGAAGGAATATTTCGGCCAGCCGGGACAAAAGTACTGCTCCAAACAATGCTACAAGGATGCAGCGGCATCCGGTAAGTATAAGCGTCCCAAGAATTGGATAAAGCGCCGGGATGGGAAAATCGACATCGAGATAAGGGTTTGCGGCAAAACCACAGAGCGCCGGGAGAGCGTGGACTACTACGAGGCCCGGGAGATTTGGCACGATGGCTGGATAGGCCGGGGCTACGCAGCGCTGATAACGGTAGATGGCCACAGGCTGGAGACCCTGCCGCAAATAAAGACATTCTTCGGATTTAGGAGGGATTCGTTATGAGGAACTGGACGGCAGCGGCAGTTACGATAATCTTAGCTGCTTTCTGCATAATGGTTCTATCGGCTATTTCGGCCGAAAGGTGGAACCATGTGGATGAAGTGGCCCAGGCGGAGATCACCGCAGAGGAACAGGAACGCCGGGAGCAGGCAGCCTATTACAAGGGTTGGCAGGACGGCAAGCAATATTATCTTGAGAATTTTGGAGGGTGAGCCAATGACCGTAAAGGACTACTACGAAGTAATCCGGGACATAGACCGGCTGGCTGCTGCCGTTGACGCAGAGGGTGCAGTCAACCTCGACCATGACGATGCGGAGCAGATATGGGCGCTGCTGCTGGACTACAAGGATTTGCTGATGGCTAAGGAGGTAGAATGATGTGTAAATGGCTGAAAGATGAAGTCTGTGTAAACAGCGATTGCCCGGCGGTTGCAGATTTTTGCCCTGTAGTAAACCATCCGGGCGTGTGCCGGTACGAGGAAATGAACGAAAACAAAATAGAATGTCGGCAATGTCAGCATCTTATGTTTTCCGACACGGAAAAAGAACTTGCACAGATTGCCAAGCGGGAATATGCCCGCAAGTGGAGAGCGGAGAACCGTGACAAGGTAAAAGCAGCAAACGAACGCTATTGGCTGCGCCGAGCTGTAAAAACCATGGCGGCAGCGGACGAGCAAGAAAAGGAGGTGTTTTGATGCCTGATGCAATGCCCCGCCTGTTATGGAGAGTGTTCCAAGGGGAACATCTCCGGGGCTGTCAAACCGCATTTTTCCTGTGGTAAAGGCGTGGTTAGAAACGACACTTTGTCGGTAAAGGAGGGATAACATGGATGCTGTGAAGTTTATTAAGGAACGCAACCGAATGTGCAAGAGTTTTGATGCTGGATGTAATGGGTGCCCTGCTTTTAATGCTTGCGAGGATGAGATATGTTGCGCAGTTGGTCAAGAGTCAACGCTGGACGCTACGGATCAGGTTGCTATGATCGAGGATTGGTCTGCTGCTCATCCACGCAAGACGAGGCAGAGCGTGTTTTTAGAGCACTACCCGGAGGCGAGGCTTGATGAGTACGAAGTACTGCGGCTTTGTCCGTCTGATATTTCTGCTGCTCACCGAGATAGCGAAGGGTGTGGATACCCAGAACAAAGGTGTACAGACTGCCGTCGTAAGTTCTGGATGCAGGAGGTAGAGTGATGGAACGACTGACAGAATATGAAAGCATTGGAGGAACAAGATGGCAATCAGCGATAAGAAAGCCGTGGAAGCGATAAAAACGCTTACAGAGTATTGCGGTGAGCAGCGAGGGTGTCAAAACTGCATCTTGCATTTGTACAGCCCGAGCAAGTGGAAATGCAGCCTTGATGCATTCGATTTGCGGGACATTTTAAGTAACATTGAGGCGAAGAGGAAACATCGCGGGTATTTGCAGTAAAGGAGGGCCGACAATGGCTGACCAAATGCAGTTATATGACACATCGGAGAAACAATCAAGTAACAACACAGGTAAAGCTAAACGGAAGTGGGAAAATGGTTTCCAGAGATGGAGCGACCGGCACAGTGCAGATGGTGGTAGCTCTTTTGGGTGCTGTGGATTCGGCAGTATGTGTGACTATTGTGAGGATAATTCATATGGACGCTCGTGTGTCAGGGCGCTGAACGCCATGATCCGCGAAAAGCGTCTGAAAATCGATTACGAAAAGACTGGTTATGAAGAAGTATGGGAGGGGATTTTTGACAATGGCTGAATACATAGACAGGGAAGCGTTTAAGAAAAGCGTCGAGGAGCGTTATTGCAAGCCGTGCAAGGCGAAGGGAAAAGACCACAACGGATGCTGGTGGCGTGCCTGTTGGGTTGACGATATGCTCGATGAGGTAGATTGTTTCCAGCCCGCTGATGTTTCCCCGGTGGTGCGGTGTAAGGACTGCAAGTACAGCTGGGAGGATATAGGCGGACTGTGTTGCTCGCATGGGGTTTGCGTTGACATTACAGTGCCGGATGATTTTTATTGTGCATATGGGATAAGGAAAGAAGGCGAAGAAAGTGGCTGAATACATTGACAAGGAAGCAGCAATATCACTAATCAAACAGTATGGACATGATGCAATAGACGGCGGGAGATACAGCCTTGACACTGTTGACGATTGCATAGAACTGGCCAACCGCATTGAAGCGCTTCCCATGGAAGATGTTGCGCCGGTGGTACATGGGCGGTGGGTAGAATATCAAATTCCACCTATTGTATGCTGTTCAAATTGTGATTGGGCAACAGATGTTAAAGAAAAGAATTTTCAATACTGCCCCAACTGCGGTGCGAAGATGAATGAAAAGGAGGCTGTCTATGATTAAGCCATACATCAAAAATGAAACTGCAGTGGATATTATCTGTAGTATCTGCGACAGAATGTATCCGGGAATGGACTGTGAGCCTGCCGACTGTGAGTGGATGAAGATGCTGGCGGAGGAAGCTGTTGATGCGGTGCCGGTGGTCAGATGCAAGGACTGCAAGTACAGAGATGGCACGCCGGGGCAGCCGAATATACTTTGTGCGCAGATGCACGAGGACGATTTCTGCAGCTATGGAGAAAGGCGGGCGGAAAAGGAACCGCCGGAGGAGGGAGAAATATGATTGACTACAAGCGCATCTGCATTGACGAGCTGAAATGCCATAGCTATAAGCTCCGGTCGTTGGAAAGCCTGCCGGAAGAAATCCGCCGCTACAATGAGCAGATGGACGGCATCCGGTCCGCTACCAGCGATGCTACACCAGTAAAGGGCGGTGGCTGCGGCCGGGAAGATCATTTGATTAACGCAATCTCCCGCCGGGATGCGCTCTCGGCAAACCTTGTGGTAGTCAAGTGGCAGACCTCCCAAGTTGAGAAAGGACTGGCCTGCCTGACGGAAAAGCAGCGGCGCATCCTTGAGTTGTTCTACATCCGCCGGGAATACGGCTACATACAACGGCTTTGCCAGGAGTTCAACGAGAGCGAGCGGCAAATCTACTACGATAAGGACGAAGCCCTCCGGAGATATGCCCTTTGCCGGTATGGGTTGACAGAACTGTAAAGTTTGCAGAAACATTGCAGAAATAAGATACATATACAGTGTATACTGATAGTGTGGTAAAACACAGACTTCCCTTGACATTCCTCCTGGTGGGGAGCCGGGCCCCTTATCCCGGCGATCTGCTCCCGTAGCTCAATGGTAGAGCGGCTGCCTTGTAAGCAGCGGGTTATAGGTTCAAGCCCTATCGGGTGCTCCACCTTCATGTTTTACCTCCTTCTTACGGGGCCGCCGATGCCCCGTTATCCCATCGGCCGAAGATACATGACCTTCGTAAAAAAGGTGCCGCGCTGGCAGGCCGCAAGTTCGCAATAGTCTGCCTTACAAAAAAGCAGTCAGAGAGTACCGAAAGGCGCTCTCTTTCTTTATGCCATAAAGGAGGGGATACCTATGGATTTAATAGTCCGAAAAATCCCGCAGAGCGACACCATCAAGGTATATCCGGTATCTGATGTGCATTTGGGCAGCATCCTACACGATAAAGAGGGCTGGCAAGCATTCTGCCGCCGGGTAGAGCGGGAGGATGCTTATCTCATCCTTGGCGGCGATCTCATCAACAACAATACCCGGAACGCGGTGGGAAGCCCCTTTGAGGATTATATCCGCCCGCGGGAGCAGAAAAAGATGATGGTGGAAATGCTAACGCCCATCAAGGATAAGATACTCTGCGCGGTATCCGGTAACCACGAAGCGAGGACGGCCAAGGACACCGACCAAGACATTATGGGCGATATCATGTGCAAACTGGACATGGAGGACTACTACGCCGAGGACATAGCATTCCTCAAACTGGAGATTGGGCGCAGGGTAACAAGAGATATCCCTATCACCAGCTATACGATGGCTGTTACCCATGGCTCCGGCGGCGGCATTTACACCGGTGCAACGGTCAACCGCAATGAGCGCTTCGGCTACACCATAGAGGGCATTGACGCTCTGATTGTTGGCCATACCCACAAAGGCACCATCAGTAAGCCCAAAAAGATCGTGGTGGACAGTAACAACAATGTTATCCGTACCAAGCAGCTGGTAGTGGTTAGCTGTACCGCATGGCAGCAGTACGGAGGCTACGCAGCCCGGAAGATGCTGCTTCCCAGCAGCGAGAGCGACCATGAGCAGCCGCAGACGCTCCTGCTGTGCGGGAACAAGAAAGGCACTAAGCGGATAACCACGGTTTGGTAACAATAATTGGTAGCCCGGCATAGTAGACACCGGGAGGGATAGGGCGGGTAATGAACATTGTATTTGATTATAATTCTCCCAGGTGGCGGAGGAAGCGCCAACAGATATTAAGGCGTGACGGATATATGTGCCAGCACTGCAAGAGGTACGGAAAGGCGGTACAGGCTACAACGGTGCATCATATCAAACACGCAGATGAGTACCCGGAGCTGGCTTACGAAGATAAAAATTTAGTAAGCCTGTGTGAGGGCTGCCATAACAAGCAGCACCCGGAAAAAGCAACAGCAGCAAGGGGCCGTTACTGATACCCCCCCTATCCGTTGCGCCTTCCGCCTGTCTATGGGGACCGGCGGGGGGAACTCTTTCCAACTCTACGGTATGTTTTGGAGAAAGGGGAAGCCATGACAAAGGAAAAATGGGTTGAAACTATCGAAAAACAGATGGAAAAACTCGGCACGGCCGACCCATCTTATCAATCTGCGGTAGAAACGCTTGCAGAGATACTGGAACAGCGGGATAAGACCAAGGCCGAGTTCAAAAAGTCCGGCGGTAAGTCCGTCATCGAATATACCAACAAAGGGAACGCCACAAATATGGTAAAAAACCCTCTGTTGATTCTGTGGGACGACCTCAACAAGAGCGCACTGGCATACTGGCGCGAATTGGGGCTTACTCCATCGAGTTTCCGCAAAATGACCGGCGGAGTGAAGGAAAAGGAGGAAAAGGGCGGCCTTGCCGCTGCTCTTGCCAGCCTTGAGACAGATTAAGGGTAAGAACTGGCCCGTAGTCCTTGAGTATGCCGAAAGCATCAGAGACGGGAGAAAGGTCGCTTGCAAGGAATTGCGGCAGGCTGTTGACCGTTTCTTTGCTGACCTCGATAATGACGAGTACGATTTCGCGCCGAAAGGGCCGGAGTTCTGTATTCAAATCATCGAAAAGACCCTCTGCCACCAGCAGGGGGAAAAGCTGGACGGTACACCGCTCCGGGGGAAGCCGTTCCTGTTGGAGCCGTTTCACAAATTCATCATATACAATCTTCTTGGGTTTAAGTTGAAAGGCACCGATGTGGTGCGGTTTCATGAAGCCCTTATTTTTATCCCTCGAAAGAACATCAAAACCAGTTTTGCCGCTTCCCTCGCATGGGCGCTGTCCCTGTGGTACCGGCGCAGCGGTTCCAAAACCTACATATCGGCCGCGGCTCTGATGCAGTCCCTTGAAAGCTTTAATTTTCTGGATTATAACATCCGGCTTATGGGCGAGGACGAGAAGCATGGCGGCGGTGTAAAGATCATTGACAACAACAACGAGCACTCAATGGAGGCAGAGCTTCCAGACGGCTCGTTTTTTATCCGCGCTCTGGCTGCAAACCCGGATGCGCAGGATTCTCTTAACTGCAATATTGCGATCTGCGATGAAATCCACGCTTTTACCAAGCCTAAGCAGTACAACCTTTTTAAGGAAGCCATGAAAGCCTACACCAACAAGCTGCTGATAGGTATTTCCACGGCTGGCGATAACGAACAGGGCTTCCTTGGGCAGCGGCTGCAATACTGCCGAAAGGTGCTGGATGGCACCATCAAGGACGAACAATATTTTATCTTTATGTGCTGCGCCAATCCGGATGAGGAGGGAAATATCGACTATACCAATCCCCTGGTACATGAGATGGCCAATCCGGCCTATGGCGTTTCCATCCGGCCGGAGGAAATTCTAAACGATAGCTTGCAGGCGCAGAATGACCCGCAGCAGCGGAAAGATTTCTTCGCAAAGTCTCTCAATGTCTATACCGGGGCTATCAAGTCCTATTTCAACCTCGACGAATTCCGGCGAAGCGATGAAAAATACAACTGGACGCTGGACGAGCTTTCCAAGCTCCCAATAGAATGGTACGGTGGTGCAGACCTCTCAAAAATGCATGACCTAACGGCGGCTGCGCTTTTTGGAAATTACAAAGGCGTGGATATCATCATCAGTCACGCTTGGTTCCCTGTGGTGCAGGCTCATGTTAAGGCCGACGAGGATGGTATACCGCTTTTCGGCTGGGCCGATGATGGGCTTTTGACCATGTGCAACAGTCCAACCGTAAACCACGCCGATGTTGTCAACTGGTTTGTTACAATGCGAAAGCGCGGTTTCCGAATACGACAGGTGGGGCATGACCGTAAATTCTGCCGAGAGTATTTCATTGGCATGAAATCGGCTGGGTTTAACATTATCGACCAACCGCAGTATTTTTACAGGAAATCAGAAGGTTTCCGGCATATCGAGCAGAGCGCCAAAAATGGGACGCTGTATTATATGCATTCCGAAGCATATGAGTATTGTGTTGGGAATGTCTCGGCCGTCGAAAAGACAGACGATATGATCCAGTACGACAAGGTAAGACCGACAAACCGAATTGATGTGTTCGATGCCTCCGTATTCGCCACGGTGCGGTACTTGGAGGCTTTGGATAAATCTAAAGCAGGAAAGAAATGGTGGGGTGATAAATGAGCATAGCAAATTTTTTTGAGCGCTTCCGCTCTCGGGATAAGCCCCAAACGCGGAGCGCTGTATGCCTGTGTGATGGAACCGGCTGGAAAGACCTAACCTGTTCCGGCTATACAGACCTTGCGCACAACCCGGAAATCTGTGCCGCTGTTGATAGGATTGCGTCTTTAATTGGAAGTATGACAATCTATCTGATGCAAAACACCGATAGTGGAGATATCCGGGTTAAAAATGGGCTGTCTCGTGTGGTTGATATCGAGCCGAACAGTTACATGGGCCGGTCAAACTTTATCCAGTGGATCATCAAAACAATGCTGCTGGATGGCCGGGGGAACGCTGTAGTGCTCCCAAAGACACGGAAGGGGCTGCTCCGGCGTCTTGACCCGATTCCGGCGGCGTTTGTAGCATTTGTACCGAATGGGGAACGGTATTATAGCATCGAAATATCTGGGAAACCCTATGACCCGAAGGATGTGCTGCATTTTGCCATAAATCCGAGCAATTACTACCCATGGAAAGGCACTGGGTACAGCATTGCGCTGGCTGATGTGGCAAATAACCTCAAGCAAGCGGCGAAAACAGAAAATGGCTTCATGGCCAGTGAATGGAAACCGTCTCTTATCGTGAAGGTAGATTCGCTGACGGACGAGTTTTCTGACCCGGAGGGGCGTGCAAAGCTCCTTGGCGATTTTGTGGCAAGCAATAAAGCCGGGGAACCTTGGCTGATTCCTGCCGAGCAATTCTCGGTGGAACAGGTAAGGCCCCTTACTCTATCTGATCTTGCGCTGGCAGACTTCGTAAAACTGGATAAAACGACGGTGGCAACCATTCTTGGCGTGCCGCCTTTTGTTTTGGGCGTTGGCGAGTTCAAGCGAGACGAATGGAACAACTTTATTTCTTCCCGTATCATGCCGATTGCACAGATTTTGGAGCAGGAGTTTAGCCGAAAGCTGCTCGTATCTCCGGATTACTTTTTCCGCTTCAATGTCCGCTCCCTCTACAACTATTCCTTGGAGGAAACCATCAAAGCTGGCGCGGAAATGGTTGACCGCATGGCAATGACACGGAACGAGTGGCGCAGTTGGGTTGGGCTTACTCCGCACGAGGGGATGGATGAGCTTTTGGCCCTTGAAAACTACATTCCCGCGGACCGCCTTGGCGATCAGAAAAAACTAAACGGAGGAGGTGAGTAAATGGTAGGAGCAAGACAGGCAATCAGCCGCAGTGGCGACTTCAAAACCCGCGCTGCTGATGGAAACCTCTACATTGAGGGCTATTTCGCCACCTTTACCGGCGAATACCGGATGTGGGATAAAGCCATCGAGCGCATTGACCGAGGAGCCTTTGATGGTACCCTCGGTGATGATATTCGGGCGCTGGTTAACCATGATACCACAATCGTGCTTGGCAGAACAACAGCTGGTACACTGACCCTCCGCGTTGACGATTTGGGCCTTTGGGGGTCCATCCTCATTAATCAAGCGGATCAGGACGCCATGAACGCCTATGAGCGCGTAAAGCGTGGGGATGTTTCCCAATGTTCTTTCGGCTTTGACATCCTTGACGAGGAAACCGAAATCCGGCCAGATGGCACAACCGTGTGGACTATTCGCAAAGTCAAACTGTATGAGGTATCGGTCGTTACCTTCCCGGCCTACGAGGACACCATGGTAGAGGCTCGGAAAAAAGACCTTGAAAAGATCAACGAGCGCAAGCTCGACCAATGGAGGGCCGAAGCCCTCAAAAAACTAAGAAAGGAGTGCTGACATGGCACTGAAATCCATTATGATTGCCAAAAAGCTGGAACTGAAAAGAGCAGCTTTTGAGGCACTGGTAGCTAAAGACGCAGAATTTGCAACACGCTCCGCTGAAATCGAAAAAGCAATCGGCGAAGCTACCACCGATGAGGAGCAGCAGGCTGTTGAGGACGCCATGAACAAATTTACCGAGGAACAGGATGCCCACAACGCCGAAAAAGAAAAACTGTCCGCAGAAATCAAGGGCCTTGAGGAAGATTTGGAAAATGCCGAAAAGGATCCTCCCAAGGCTGAACCCAAAGCAGAAAAGAAAGACGAAAGGAATGATTTTACCATGAATACCATCAACATTCGCTCCCTCCCCATGAATGTGCGCGCCTTTGACGCTCTTCCCAAAGAGCAGCGTGACGCTATCGTAGCCCAGCCCGATGTGCAGACCTTCTTTGCGGAGCTTCGTAACGCTGCCCGCAGCAAGAGAGATATCACCGGTGGTGAGCTGACCATCCCTGTTGTATTCCTCGACCTCATTGCCGAGAATATGTATCGCTACTCCAAACTGATGCGTCGGGTCCGCATCCGCAATGTCAATGGCGAAGCCCGTCAGACCATTGCCGGTACTGTCCCCGAGGCCGTTTGGACTGAAATGTGCGGTGCCATCAATGAGCTGACCTTCAGTTTTAACCAGATCACTCTTGACGGCTTCAAGGTTGCCGGTTATGTTCCTGTTTGTAATTCCCTGCTGGAGGATAACGATGTAAACCTCGCCTCTTGGATCGTCGAGATGCTGTCCGAGGCTATCGGCCTTGCCAAGGATAAGGCCATCCTGTACGGCAAGGGCGCTGGTCAGAAGATGCCTCTCGGTATTGTGACGCGTCTGGCGCAGGAGAGCAAACCCAGCGATTACCCGGCCAATGCTCCTGCTTGGGTTGACCTGCACACCTCCAACATCATCACCATTCCCACTGCTTCCACCGGCGAGGCTTTCTGGGCTGCGCTGGCTGTTGCTGCTGGTAACACCTTCACCCGCTATTCCCGCGGCGAGCGCTTCTGGGCTATGAATAGCAAGACCCTGGCTACTCTGCAGTCCAAGGCAATCCTTGCTACCGCTTTGGGCCGGTATGTCACCTTTGACGGTATGACCATGCCCATCATCGGCGGTGATGTGGAAATCCTCGAATTTATCCCCGATGGCGACATCGTTGGCGGCTATGGCGACCTGTACCTGTGGGCGCAGCGCTCCGGCATGACCATCGAAGCATCCCGCGAGGTTCAGTTCATTCAGGATAACACCGTATTCCGCGGCAAAGAGCGTGCTGACGGTATGCCCGTTATCCCCGGCGCTTTTGTGGCGATCAACATTAACGGCGCTTCCGTAACCACCTCCATGACCTTTGCGGCTGATACCGCCAACAACGCTAAGCTGTCCGCTCTGACCGTTGGAAACCTGTCCCTCAGCCCTGCTTTTGATGGCGATGTGCTGAGCTACACCGCTACCGCTTCCGCTGCGACTGCTGCAGTAAACGCCACTACCGAGGTTGCTGGTGCGCAGGTCGCTATTGCCTACAACAACGCCAATGTGAAGAACGGCGGCTCTGTTACCTGGCTGGCTGATGGCGCTGCCCATCCTCTGACCGTTACTGTCAAGAATGGCAACGAGACCGTTGTTTACACAGTCAATGTAACCAAGGCTTCCTAAAAGGGGGTTAAAGCATGACAGACGCTGATATCCTCGTGATCTTGAAGGTTGATTTGCAACTTTCCACAACAGCGCTTGACGATTACCTGTCGGCGTTGATCGCGTCTGCCAAGGAGTATATCGCTACCGAGGGAATCGTACTTTCCACCAGCACCGGTGATGCTATGCTGGTGGAGATGTACGCCGCCTACCTTTACCGGCAACGCCGGGAAAAGGTCGTAGCAATGCCCCGGATGCTCCGGTGGGCACTCAACAACCGGCTGTTTGAGCAAAAGGTGGGTGATTGATTTGGATGATCTCATTACATTAATCTCCCAAACCTTTGAGCAGAACGATATCGGGGTACAGATTGCCACAGAAACCACAACACAGGTCTGGGCGCGGCTGCAGTCCGCTACACGGGCGGAGTTCTATTCCGCCGGTCAAAACGGCTTGCAGCCGTCCCTTGTGGCGGTTACTCCTATCGCCAACTATGCTGGGCAGAAATTAGCCGAGTGGCGCGGCACACGCTATTCCATTTATCGCACCTATTTTGTAACAGGCAGCGATGAAATAGAGTTGTACCTTGAGGAAAAGGTGGGCAACGATGTCGAAAACGGTTAGACCGGATGAGTTGGCAACGGCAATCCTGTCCGAACTGAAAAACTATGACCAGGCCGTTACGGATGGCGTAAAAAAAGAGGTTCGGCAGGTGGCAAAGGAATGCCGCCAAGACATTGTGACCGGCAGCCCGGTACAGACCGGCGATTATAAGGCCGGTTGGCGTGACAAGGTCGCATATGAGAGCTACAGCGATATCCGTATGCGAATTTTCAACAAAACGGATTACCAGCTCACGCACTTGCTGGAACATGGTCACGCAGGCCCAGGCGGAACCGCAAAAGGCTCTGCCCGCCCATTCCCCCACATCGGCCCAGCGGAGCAAAAGGCAGAGCAGAAACTATTAACTCGTGTAAAGGTGGTGATTAAGAAAGGATGACACTGCAAGATGTCAATTCCCTGTTAAAACAGACGAGGATGCCCGTAGCTTACGGTTACTTCAATAAGCCGCAAAAGTTACCGTATATCCTCTATCGCGTCTCCTACTCCAATAATTTTGGCGCTGACAATGTGGTGTATCACCCCATCAACCATATACAGGTTGAGCTTTACACAAAAGATAAAGACCTAACAGCAGAGGGCAAAGTCGAACAGGCTTTGTCCTCTCTGTTTTGGCAGAAGTCCGAGAGTTACATTGAAGATCAGCAGTGTAACCAAGTAGTTTATGAAATCGAGGTGTAAAAATGGCTGATAAAGTTAAATTCGGTATCTCGAATGTCCATTACGCTATCCTCGACGGGGAAAATAACACCTATGGCACTCCCGTAGCCATCCCCGGCGCAGTTAGCCTGTCTTTGGAGCCTTCCGGCGATACCACACCGTTTTATGCGGACAACATTCAGTATTTCGTAGCCGTGGCGAACAGCGGCTACACCGGCGATCTCGAAGTTGCCGTTTTCCCCGAAGCATTCCTCAAGGATGTTTTCGGGTATACTCTTGACACCACCAGCAAGGTGATGATAGAGAATGCAAACATTCAGCCCAAGTCTTTCGCACTGCTGTTCCAAGAGGAGGGCGATGTGAACGGGACGAAGTTTGTTCTTTACAACTGCACCTGCACTCGGCCTACCCGTGAGCTGAACACCACGACCGAGAGCGTAGAGCCGCAGACGCAAACCGTCAGCATCACCGCTTCCCCGCTGGCAAACGGCAACTCCCTTGCCTACACTACGGCGGAGACCCCGGAGGCGACCGTGAACGGCTGGTACACCGCCGTATTCACTCCGACGACTGGAGGCTGAAATGAACAAAGTAATCGAGATCGACGGAAAAAGCGTAGGGTTGTGCGCTAATGCGCTGACCCCACGCATCTACCGCCATAAAGTGGGTCGGGACATTGTCCGTGACCTGCAAAAGCTACAAACGGCAGCGACATCCGATGACGGATCTTTTTCCGTAAGCGATCTTGAAATATTTGAGGATGTCGCTTTTATCATGGCTCGGCAATATGACGGGTCAATCCCGGACAATGTTGACGAGTGGCTGGAGCAGTTTGAGATGTTTTCCATCTATAAAGTGCTCCCTGCCATTTTGGAGCTTTGGAGCCTGAACAACAAGACTACTGCTGTTCCAAAAAAAAAATAAAACAAACCGTGCGTGAGCCTACCGGGTCAACCTTTATGCTCCGCTGCGCTGAACTCGGTTTATCCGATGAAGCGCTGGAGGACATGACCTGCGGAATGGTCTATGATTTGATGATCGAAAAGGCCAACGACGCAGAACAGTATGCCATAAGGGGCAGACCCGGCGGCTTGCGTGATTTCTTCGCAGGAGGTGGTAAGATTGGCTGAAAATGTTAAAGGCATCGTTGTTGAAATCGGCGGCGATACAAAGGGATTGTCGAAAGCGATCAGCTCGCTGAACAGCGAAATCCGTGGGACACAATCGGAGCTTAATAAAGTCAATCGCCTGCTGAAACTCGACCCGACTAATATTGACCTGCTCAAACAAAAGGAGCAATTGCTCGGGGAACAAATCAAAAATACAGAAAACAAGGTTGAAAGCCTCCGAAACGCCAAAAAGAAAGCGGATCAGGAAATGGCGGACGGCACGGAGATCAACCAAAAACAATACCGTGAGTTAGTCCGGGAACTGACCAGCGCCGAACTAAAGCTGAAAGACCTACAGGCCGAAGCGTCCAAGAGCCGTGCTGCACTTGCACAGGTTTCAGCGGTTACCGGCGAAATAGCAGAAAAGTCCGGGAACATTGCAAAGAAGTTTGCGCCGGCATCTTTGGCCTTTGCAGGAGCAGGAGTGGCAGCCACAAAAGCGGCTGTAGAATTTGAAAGCGCCTTTGCTGGCGTTGAAAAAACAGTAGACGGCACTACAGAGCAGCTTGCGGCACTCCGGCAGGGCATATTGGACATGGCAGAAGAAATTCCTGCGTCCACTACGGAGATTGCGGCGGTTGCGGAAGCTGCTGGACAGTTGGGTATTGCCACCGATGATGTACTTGACTTTACCCGCGTTATGATCGACTTGGGCGAAGCAACAAACCTTTCCGCTGATGAAGCTGCCTCTGCACTTGCCAAATTTGCCAACATTACCGGAACGACCGCTGATGAATACTCCAAACTCGGCAGTACCATCGTTGACCTTGGTAATAACTTTGCCACAACAGAGCGCGATATTGTTGAGATGGCTACACGCCTTGCGTCTGCTGGTACAGTTGCCGGGTTGTCCGAACAGGATATCCTTGCATTGTCTACCGCAATGTCCTCGGTTGGCATCAACGCAGAGGCAGGCGGTACGGCAATGACCCAAACAATGACCGCAATAAGCAAGGCTGTGTCTGCTGGCGGTGATGATCTTGAAACATTTGCAAAGATCGCTGGTGTATCTGCTTCTAAATTCGCAGATATGTGGGGCAATGAACCGATAGACGCAATCAGTGCTTTCATCGGCGGGCTTGGGAAGATGAACGAAAATGGAGAGGACACAATCTCCGTATTGGATGAATTGGGGCTCTCCGGGATTCGCCAGTCTAATATGCTTCGCGCGTTAGCCCTTGCATCCAATGTATTGGACGATGCTGTTACAACCGCAAATACTGCATGGGACGAAAATATTGCCCTCTCCAACGAGGCAAGCAAAAGATACGCAACGACCGAAAGCCAGATGAAAATACTCAAAAACGGCCTTAATAATCTTGCAATTTCCATTGGCGATATCCTGCTGCCGATTATCAATAAAATTGTCGCAGGGCTTCAAAATGCAATCGATTGGTTTTCAAACCTCGACGATGGGGTCAAAAAGACGATCCTTATTGTCGGCGGTCTTATTGCGGCGATTTCCCCGATTGCAGGCATTATTTCGGGAATTACCGGAGCCATCAGTTTTATAACTGGAACGGTTATCCCGGCGCTGATAACGGCCATAAATTTCATAATTGCAAATCCTATCGTGCTGCTCATAGCGGCCATTGTAGGACTTGTTGCGCTGATTGCAACAAAGGGCGACGAGATACAGGCCATCCTCCAGCGTGTGGATGATTTCTTGCAGGGCGTATTTACGACGGATTGGTCGGAATCGTTCGGAATATTGGGGGAAATCTTAAATTTCTTCTTCGCAACAGTAAAATCTATTTGGGATTCCATAAAGGCCGTTTTTGACGGTATTATCGATTTCATCCGCGGCGTATTCACGGGGGACTGGGAAAGAGCATGGACAGGTGTTCAGGAAATCTTTAAGGGCATCTTTACGGCCCTTGTGGCGATTGCAAAGGCTCCTCTTAATGGCATCATCGGCCTTATCAACATGGTTATCGACGCAATCAACTGGATGATAAACGGTCTGAATAAGATCCACTTTGATGTCCCTGACTGGGTTCCTGTTTTGGGCGGTAAGTCCCTCGGATTTAATATTCCGACCATCGGAAAGATTGCTTATCTTGCCAAGGGCGGAGTTTTGTCCTCCGGCAGCGCCATCGTCGGCGAAGCCGGGCCGGAGCTGCTTACCATGGCCGGTGGCCGTGCCCATGTTATGCCGCTGAACAGAAACGACCGTGGCGGCATCACTATCGAAATGAACAACACATTTAACGGCTACGATAACGCAGCCGGTGAAGCTGCCGCAAGGAACTTGGTACAGGCGGTCAACCGTGCGCTTGGGAGGGCTTACTGATGAGAAAATTTAAGCTCAAGAACGGTGTCGGCGCCGAATGGGATTTGATGGACAAAACGGCGTACTTCAATGCGCCGGGTGGATTAGGCTTTGGCAAAACCTACTCCACCATCCAAGCCGGAAGCGCATGGCTGGTATCGGATGAATTCCTTAACCAGTATGCCGTGACAGGCGAAATGATATTCTTCGACTATTCCCGGTATCAGGCGTTTATTTCGTTCGTGACAAAAGGCCCGCTTTACCTGATGTATTCCCCGCTGGACACATGGTACAAAATAAAGTGTGAAGTGCAGTCTGCGGATAAGTCGGAGCTGAAATCCGGCTATTTGGCAGTACCGGTTACATTTCTCTGCTTCGGGACTTGGCATGAAGCTGTTAAGATAACGCAAAGTCAAGCGCCAGACCAAGGGATTAAAAGGTATAGCTATACTTATCCTTATTATTACGCAGAAACAGCAACAGGAACTGCAAAAATAAGAAACGGGGATTTGGCATCACCGTGCAAGCTGCAAATCTTCGGCCCGGTCGTCAATCCTGCTTGGGCGCTTATCAAGGCCGGTACCCGTGTAGCGGTCGGAAAAGTAACCGCAACAATCCCTGAAGGACACAAACTCGTTGTTGATGCTGACCCTGCAACAATGGAGATCGCAGAGTATGCGCTCGACGGGACATACATCCAAAACCTGTACCAGTCCAGCGACTTTTCGACCGGAAGATTTATCTATGCTCCGCCGGGAGAAAGCACTTTGACATTTTCGCACGACGGCACATCGGATATCGTGGCATATGTGGAGGTGGAGAAACTTGCATACTCTGTTTAAGTGCGAAGTATTCGCAAGGGATTTCACATTCCGAAGTTTTGCGCCGATTGAAAGCCCGGAGATACGGTTTGACTACCTGACCCTAGAAAAAACTACTCTCCGGGCCGTAAAGCTGGATGCGAAAAAGGGCGACTTTATAAGCGTTACAGACCAAAACGGGAATGTAGCTTATCAGGGAATCGTTGACGATGTGGAAACAGATAAAACGGGCGTAACGATTTCGGCGCAGCCTCTTATGTCGCTTTTTGACGCAGAGGTATATTTCGATCGCACGACCTCTGCAAAGATTGAGCCTTTTATTGCTTCGATCATCCGAGATAACTTTGTTTCTTCTGGAGATGCTTTGCAAAACATATCCGGTATGACGGTGGAAACGACCTCCGAAACGACCGGGGCGCTCAACCTAAAGGACAACATCCACAGCTTTTACGAGATCATTACCAAATCCTTGACAGCTTACGGCATAGCCATAAACATGGCCTTTGACCCGCAGAATAAGGCTATTACCGTTACGGTTGGAAAGGTAAGTGAAAGCGCTGTCATCGAAGCAAGCCTGCAAGCCATTGTGGATAAAAATATTATCATTGGCGACAGCTCAGGCCAGCTGAACAAGGTGACCATCTACAACAAGGCCGATGAGACGCAGCGCATAACCTACTATCTGCATCCTAACGGCAAGGTCGACACAAACAACACGGACAGAATTACACCTGTGTTTTTTGCGGCGCAGTTTTTGGAAACGGATATCAATTTTGAATCTGCTGCATACAAAAAGGCTTACGAAGCGTTAAGCCCGCAAAAGTATGACAACATGATCGAGCTGACTGCCCGAAACGACTGTGGCGTACTTGATACCTCGATGGCCATCGGCACAGAGGTTTTGGTCATTGATGGCGACAGTAGTTACAAATCTATCCTTACCGGCTATGCAAGGTCGCAGGATGTTACAAAAATGACCTTCGGCGTTGTCCGTGCCGACCTTACCAAAATTTTGATCCTTGAAAGGAGGGCAAACGCATGATAACGCTGCTCCAGTATAACGCATCTATCGTAACTCCAACTGATGATGCGTATCTGTACAACCACATTATCAACGACAGCGGCATCTTTACTGGCGTTGAAGTAACTACACAGGGTGGTAACATCATAAATGTTTCCGATGGCCGTGGTATAATCCTCGGCCGAAACTTTGTTGTGGAAGCCCAAACGATCAATGCGACGCTTCCGACCAGCGGCTCTGTCCCCGGTCGATTGCTTATCCAAATTGACATGGCAAACACCGAAGCACCGATTTCTTTTGTGACACAGGCGCAAGACCCGCTTCCGGCGCTGGTGCAGGAGGATATCAATGCAAGCGGTACTGTGTACCAGCTGCCGATAGCCACTTACACAGCCCAGCCCACAATGATCTCCGATTTGCAGTATGTAGCGCACACCATCAGCCCCGGTACTGTTGCGAGCTTTAACGGCCGCACCGGAGCGGTGACACCGCAAACCGGCGATTACACCGGCAGCCAAATCAAAATCCCCGGCTACAAGCAGGCAACCTCCCGGCAGAATGTAACCACAACAGATACGGTAACGCAGGCCATCGGAAAGATGGAGTACAAGATAAACCGGGCGGTTGTTATTAAGCAGCTTTCGCTTCCTGCGGCATCTTGGCTCGGCTCCGAAAGCCCCTACAGCCAGACGGTAACCGGCCTTGGGACTACTGCCAATAGCAAGGTGGATATCCAGATGGACGCAACCGCTCTTGGCGTTATCATAGACAGCGGCACATCTGCCCTTTGGATTGAGAACAACAATGGTACCCTTACCGCCAAAGCAATGGGCGAAAAGCCCAATGCGGATATGGCGGTACAGGTAACAATAACGGAGGTAACCGCATGAGCATCATCTATGGCAATCCAATTATTACCAACGGTGGGGGGGTAAAACTCAACATTGATTACGGTTCTACCCCTCCGACAGACACAACTAAACTATGGGTACCTTTGGCGAGTAAGCCAGACTTCGTGAAATGCAGCCCTGTTTTGAATTATGGAAATGAATACACTGAGACAAAGAACTGGACAGTTGGTTTTTCTCAGCTTAGAAGTGACAATCCGCAAATGTGTTCGTACGGTAATTATATTTATTCTGTTTGTCCATTTATAGGTAGTCAGCAAAATGATATATATAGATATGACGTAACAACAGGAGAAAGAACGACTTTTTATTCAGACCTGGTTTACCAATATAGCGTACTCGCATTTACTGTTGGCAAATACATGTATACTTTTAATCATACTGTTGGAGCAGATTCCGAGTATGTAGATAAGTTTGATTTGGAAACAGGAGAAAAAACTACACTAAGAAATGTTTCTTATCCCTTTACAGGCACAAATACATACTATTTTTCAAGTGGTTGTGTTAGTGGAAATAAAATATTTCTTGTTGGTTCATATGTTGGAAGTATAAACTCTGCTACTGTATCAGTTTTCGATGTAACAACAGAAAAATTTACTTATCATGGAAATATGCCAGTACAAGCTCAAGGAACCTATAATGCAGCTTGTGTTGCAGTAGGAAGCAAAGTTTATGTATTTGGAGGCACAACAAGAGTCTCATTTGACCCACGGAAGTCTATACAGACATTTGATGTTGATACGCAAGAATATACTCAGAATAACAATGTACTACCTTATATTGTGAACTATGTAAATAGGTGCTGTAGATTTGGTAACTATGCATATATCTTTGGAAATATAGATACTACTCTGTATCGAAAAAAGATAATTCGTGTAAATTTAGATACCTTGGTCGTTGATGTGCTTGAGCTTGAATTACACGCAGATAGAATATCAGCTTGCTGTGGATTTGTTGGTGATAAATTTTATCTTCTTGGGGGTTCTAATGCTTCTTCAGTAGAAACATTTACACAATCGACTGTTTTGCAACAAAATCATCTATTCCTCCAAGCAGACTTTGGATTTGACAATCCATTCACAGTCGTAAAAGGTCAAAAATCCGAATTTGAAGCCTACTTACGAAACGCTTATATCGGAGATTCAAACAACATCGCTCAACTCACAAATGCTTATATTTACGATACAACTACAAATCAGTGGAAAACACTTTCTGGCGAAAGTTATATCCTTGATACACTTAATGCTCTTAACATTATGGGGGTGAACTAATGGGCTATTACACCGAAAAAGCCAAAGAAGTAAAAGCAAAGCAGGAAGCAGAGTTGGAACATCTGAAAGCAGCGCTGCAAACCCTTGGCGTAGAAACCGAAGAAAAGGAGGAAACAGCCAATGCGGAATGACATCTTAGAGCAGGCGCAGGAAATCCGGACGAGCATTGATAGCGTGACTGGTGCCATGGCGGACGCTGATGCAGCAAAGAACCCCATGCTGTTCCTACCATGGGAAACTGGCACCAAGTATGCGGTGGGTGACCGCAGACGACACGATGGCAAGGTGTACAAGTGCTTGCAGGCCCACACCTCGCAGGCAGACTGGGAACCCCCGGCTGTCCCTGCCCTGTGGGTAGTCGTCAATGTCAGTTCTCCCGGCACGATTGATGACCCCATCCAGGCATCGAGGGGCATGGAATACGAGTACGGCAAGTACTACCTCGACCCGGAGGACAGCAAAACATACCTCTGCAAGCGTTTGAATGAGACCGGCACCATCGTGCTGTATTACCTGCCGCACGAGCTTGTAGGCCAGTATTTTGAGGAGGCATAACCCATGGAAATTGCACTGGCCCTCCTCGGCTCCGGCGCATTGGCTACCGTCATTAGCTGGCTGCTGCATCGTATTGACCGCAAGCAGGACAAGCAGGATCAGATTATCTCCGGTATGGCAGCCTTGGACAATAAGCTGCAACAGCATATTGATTCTGACGAACGCTACCGGACAGATATGTGCCGCATCCGCATCCTGCGCTTTTCGGACGAGCTGCGCCGTGGGGTGAACCACAGCGAAGAATCCTTCAACAATGTGCTGGAGGATATCGACAACTACACAGAGTACTGTGTGGAGCACGAAGATGTCTACATCAATTCCAAAGCGGATGCAGCGATCCGCAACATTAAGAGCGTCCACGACCGCTGTATTCGTGGTGAACTCAAATTCCTTTAAGGAGGACATAAAATGAACGAATTTGTAACTTGGACTTCCCTTGGTACTTACGCAGGCGCTGTAATGATGGTCACTATCATCACCCAGTTTTTGAAGCAGACCCCTCTCAAGAACATCAACACCCAGCTGCTTGCTTACATCATCTCTGTGGCCATCCTCATCGGAGCCGAAGCCTTTAACGGCTCTGCTCTGACGGTACAGGGCGTGGTGCTGTGCCTGCTGAACGCTGTTATTGTCGCTTTGGCTGCTAATGGTACATATGACGCAGCCACCACCGGCATGGTCAAACACACTGATGCGGCTATTTTGGATGCCGAGGGAAAGGGGGAAGCCTAATGGCTTTCCTCTCTCCCGATAATGTACGCTATGATAACGGCGTAAAAATCTGTGAAAAGCTTATTCCTGATAGCGCCGTATGGAACCGAGACTATACCGAGGCCGGTTATACATACCGCAAAGGTACGCAGTACAAGGCAAACCGGGCGTTATCCGCCATTAACGGTGTGACTATTCACAATACTGGCCGGATTAAAGTCCCCAGCGGTACCACAATGGCCGAGCAGTACACCCGCGCGACCTACCCGAACTGCAACATGGGGTCTGTTCGTGTCCACTACTATGTGGACGAGAACGAAGCATGGCAGAACCTTGACGAGGGCGAGGTCGGTTGGCACGCTGCCGATGGAAACTACGGCCCCGGCAACAGCACTACCATCGCCATCGAGATCATCATGGACGGCACTGATGCCGAGTACAATCGGATTGCCGAAGATAACGGTGCAAGACTTTGCGCTGCTATTCTCAAACGGCACGGTTTGGATGAAACCGCAGTCTACCAGCACCATGACTGGTACGCAAGGAAAGACTGCCCTGTCTATATCAGACCGCACTGGAGCGCGTTTTTGGCGTTGGTGCGGCAGTATCTCAATGACGATACGCAGGTTCCGAGCGATTATGATAAGCTGGTCGCCGAGCTGGAAGACATCAAAGAGAAATACAGAACCGAACACGCCAGTGCGCAGGCGCTGCGCGGGAGAATTTTGGCAGCTATTGAGCAGTACGATACGGTGGCAAAATAACTCACTTTGTAACTCACTTTTGTTCCGAAAGTGAGTTTTTCATGCTTTTTTCAGCGGAATGAAAGTCGGAAAAACCGCTTGATTCCTACACTTTACGGCAATAACATAATTTTGCGTGTGGGTTCAAATCCCTCCATCTCCGCCACAAGAAAAGCCCAGTTTCAAGCGAAAACTGGGCTTTTTCTTTTTCCTTGTAACTCACAAAATAACTCACTTTTATTCCTGCGTAGCCAAAATACCGCCGAAAACATCATCAAGAGCGCTTGTTATCTGCTTTTCCATTCCGGAAACAGCGTGCCCGTAAACCCCGAATGTATCCATGCTCTTGGAATGCCCGACCAGCTGCTTTACCCAACCCTCCGGCAGCGCTTGTGCCATTGAGACAAATGTGTGCCGCAGCTCATAAGGCGTTGTCTGTGGGATATCATTTGCTTCACAATACCTTTTCCAGCTTCTGCGGTAGTGCTCTCCCCTCTTTACATCAAAGAGATACAGCCCGTTTGATTGGGCGAGCTGGTTCTTCAAAACCTCCTTGCCCATCTCGCCGACGAAAACGGCGCGTACAGCGTTTTCGTTTTTGCCTGTAGTGATTTCGTCGTATTCGTTTATGGAGCGTCTGACGATGATTTTCCCCGTTTCTAAATCAATATCATTGCGCATCAAGCCGCGCAGCTCTCCGGGGCGCAGACCGGTAAGGACTTCAAGGCGGTAAGCATTCACCAACGGGTCGACTATGCGCTTATTATAAAGCGTTGTCGTATCTTCGGCAAAAAGTTTAATGACATGCTCCGGCTGCAAGATGTTCTTCCTGCTTGCCCTCGCGCTTTTGGGGATAGCTATATCCTCCGGAGTGTAATTGCTCACTTTCGCTTTGCGGAGATATTTGCAGAAAGAGGTAAGATCTGCTTTTATGTTGTTGAGGGTCTTTTTGGATAGCTGCCCCTCTTGATACGCATGGTCAACCACGCGCTGCAGCACGGCGTCTGAAAGTGCAGATGCTTTCATGTGCCCGATCTGCGGGTCTATCCACTTCCGCCACCGTGCGTCGACTGGACGCCAGTTACTTATTGTTGTATGCGTTTTCAGCTGCTCCATATAGCTTTCGTGCAGCTCTGACAGGCGCAGCTTGGTTCCACTGATGCCAGATGACAACCATTCATCAGCCTTGCGATTTGCTTCCCGCTGCCCTTCCCGTCCGGGCCTGCTGCTGGTAAATGTTTTTCTCACGCCGTCCTTTTGCACGGCTATTTGCCAGCGACCTTGCTTTTCCAACCATTTTGCAGTATTTGTTCTCTCTTTCATGTTATCCTCCTGCAATTAACCGCCCTCGTTTCCGGGGGCGGTGTTTTTTTATTTTTCTGCCATTACATCGTATACAACCACGCCGTTCATAATCGTCAAGAGGGTGTTGTCCTCATTGGCATCGTTGACCACTGTGACTGTTACATATTTATCCTTTGCGCCAAGCGTATCAACAGCATCAGATATCGAATTGCACAGTTTAACCATGCTTTCACGCATTGTTACCCATGGCTCGTATGTATCGTCGTATCCGTCCGCTTTTGCTTGCGCCACTTCTGCAGCTACTCCTGACGCTTTTGCTGCTATAACAAGACCGGTGTCATCGTATTCTAAAGAGTACTCAATCCCTGTGCCCTCCGCATTTTTATCAAGCACAGTTTTTATGGCCGAAGCGACTACGGACATATCCACTTCCGTGTTTTGCTCCTCTTGCTGTTGCTGCTGATTTTGCTGATTGTCCTGTTTGTCTTTATCCTTTTCTCCACCGGCAAGCGCTCCGATGATTGCAATTATGATAACAATTAGGATTATTGCTGTTACCATCGTTTTTTTCTTCTTTGGCTTGATCTCTGGTGTTGTTTTCTCCATTTCCTCCATAGTCGTCTCCTCCAGTACTGATTATTGTACACTTTACGGTGTACGATTATATTTGGAAAGAACATCTGTTCTTAATCCCGAATTAAACCGTAGTTAAGGTTATTTGCATCGATTAGGACGAGGTATAAAATCATCATCGCCAGCAGGGCAAAAATAACTGCGAAAAGCGTTTTGGAGAGCCTCCGGCGCTGGCGCACCTGCTCTTTCAGCATCTCGATCATTTCTTCGCTGTTCTGGCTGTCTGTTTTGTTATAGACTTCCTTCACGAAATGCTTGTCGAGAGATATGTGCAGCGCTTGGCAGACGGAAGCAACGAGAAAAAGGCTTGGATTTTTTGTCGGCTCCGAAAGCAACCGGGAGATCGTCCTCTCAACTGTCCCGGCATTGTCGGCCAAATCCTTGTGTGTCATTCCCTGCTCCTGCCGTTTTGTGGCTACCTCCAATAAAAAGTTTTCCCAATTCCTTTCTTCGTCTGAATTCACAAACTCATCTCCTGTTTTTTGTTACCGGGCACTTTTGTCAGGAAAACATGACAAATTTGACGCCAAAACCGCAACATTTGTCAGTACATATTGGCAATGCAATTTGTTACAATTGAATTGTACCAAATACCTACTGAATTTGGAAGGATTTTTATTCGACAATAATTGACAAAAGAGGAGGAACACCAATGGATTGGAACACGGCGTTAGAGCAGCTTATTTTACAAATGACACCTGAACAATGCGAAAGAGCTATTTCTCTAATAGCAGCGAAATGGCCTTATATACTTTCTCGGCTTCCTCCGGCGAAAGAGTCCGGGAAAGCTCCATAAGTTTTTTATTGGCAGGATGCAGCTCACCTTCGGTGGGCTGTTTTTCTTTACCCAAAAGCTCGTCAACGGTGATGCCGAAGTAATCGGCGACCTTTTGAAGCGTTGCATCGGTTGGCATAGACCCTGACTTCCATCTGGAAACAGATGGCTTTGTCAGCCCAATTTCCAATGCAACAGCACTTGGCGTTTTGCGCACAGAGTTACAAAGCCTCAAATAATTGTCATAAAACACAGTTAACACGCCCCTTATTTGTGCAAGCCTACAAAGTTAACAAAGTTGCGCATTTCCCCTTGACGGATAACAGAGTAAACTGTATAATAGGAACATGGTCAGCGGAGTAAACCGAAGTGCCCCAGCAATCGCCAGGGTAGCGCAATATTTATCCCATAAATATGATAGCACACTTTGTTTACTCTTGCAACAAAAAATTAAAGAAAGGAGGACAGTTTGGATGCCTGCACAATGGACTGGCGACATGGTCGGCAAGATGCACAACAACAGAATTACCATGACACAGGTCGCCGAAAAACTTGGCGTGACCAAGGCGTATGTCTGCATGGTTCTCAACGGCCACAGAAACCCAAAGGGAGCAGAACAGCGATTCATGGCTGCGCTGGACGAGCTTATTAAGGAAAGGGAGGAGGACAATGAAAGACTGGCATGACATGAGAAACGATGAATTTGAAAAATACCTTATCGAGGTCTACGGCGATACCAGCTGGAAAGCATACCTATTTAAGACCAGGCCACCGCAGATTATCACGGTTGTGTGCGGTGTTCTCTCCATCATCATAGCGGCAGTAGTGATATTATCCCATGTTGCATGAGGAGAGACAGGACGGCGAGAAGAAAACCGGCGATTGCAACCCCTGTTGTAATCCAATACCGGACGCTTAACTTCTTCTCGGCCTGCATGGCGGCTTTAACGCGCAAACCGTTTTCCGATAGGCAAGCAACTCCCTCATCAAAGGAGCCATTGCTAAACCAGTAGTATTCGCCGCCGAAACCGCCATCTACCAGCTTTGACCGGAGCATAGTTTGAAATTCAGCCTTATTCAATCTGGCGCTGTTGCTTCGCTTGAATTTGCGAAATATTCTCTTTTCTTCTTCGGTCAAAGAATACGAAACATCAAGTTTTTCGCTCATAATATCACCTCAACCATAGTTTACCACATGAAGGGAGGGATAGCAATGTCAAGGAAGGTTGATACATACCGCAAACTGCGAGCGCTGATGCTGGAACTTGGCCACGACCAGACAAGCCTTGGGAAGCGCACCGGTATGAGCCGCCAGCAGATCAGCGACAGAATGATTTGCAAGACCCCGTGGACATTGGAGGAAGTCTATAAGGTCTGCGATGCATTATTTATTCCAATAAAAGATGTCAAGAAGTTTTTCCCGCCAAACGGGGTGGAAAAGAAGGAGGAACAACATGGAAGCAACAACCAACACCTTTATCCGGTGGTTTAACTCGGATGAGATCGTACCCAGCAAGGACGGGCATTACCTGTGCCAGACAAATCCGGGAGGATACGCTACCTTGCCATTCAGCACCAAGCATCAGGTGTTCAATGTAACCGGAGATCATGTGGAGACCGCTATCGAAGTCCAGTGGTGGGCATTCCTACCGGAGCTTCCGCAAAAGGAGGTACAGGAAGATGAGTAAAAAGGAGTGGCTGCAGGAAGCCTTGGCCGTAGTCCTCGGAATGGGAGCCATCTTCGCAGCGGTGACGATCCTGCTGCTGGTGAGGTAAGGCCATGGAGCAGAACGAGAGGATAGCAGTTATCCGGGAGAAGTTCCCCGGTTACACCAAGCCGGTGGACAGTATGTGCAAACGGCCGGAGTATTATGGCATCCGGCGTACTGCCGAAGCGGAAGCGCTGATAGCGGACAAGCCAGGCAGGAAGCGGGAAGCAAACTATAAGCTGTCTGTGCGTATTCCTTTGGGTTATGTGAATATGGCGGAGTTCCGTCAGCAGCTTATCGAAATGGGTTATTGCAACTTCACAGCATGGGTTCTGCGCTGTATCCGCCGCCAGCAGGAAGAGTACAAAAAAAGAAAGGCCCCCGTCAGAGACGGAGACCCAACCACCACCACAACTATACAGGATTAAAGGAGGAATGTCAATGGAGATCGCGAAAAACACAATGGGGAGTAGGCTCACACTGGATAAGGCAAAACAGATGATGGAGAAAAGCGGCGGCTCGCTCGACCTCAGAGGCACGCAGATAACCAGTCTGCCGGACAACCTAACCGTAGGCGGATGGCTCAACCTCAGCGGCACGCAGATAACCAGTCTGCCGGATAACCTAACCGTAGGCGGATGGCTCGACCTCAGAGGCACGCAGATAACCAGCCTGCCGGATAACCTAACCGTAGGCGGCTCGCTCGACCTCAGAGGCACGCAGATAACCAGCCTGCCGGATAACCTAACCGTAGGC